GGAGTGATCGTATGCCGCTTCGATTTCCTCAGCCGTCGGCAACGTTTCGCGCGGGATGAAATCAAGTTTCAGCACGCCGTTGTCCTGCACATTGAACACCACATTCAATGTGTCATAGCCATACAGCCTGGACGGGCGCTCATAACAGGCGTCCATCAGGCTCGTGGTTTTCGGCATGTTGATCTTGATGCCACGGGCATGCGCCTGGCCAAGCCAATACTCGACGCAGGCCCTGCCCTTCTCGGCGTCGTGCGTGTTCGGGTAGGTGAAATCCATCCCAAACACGCTTATAACCTTCGCGCCGATATGGATGGCGAACGCGATCGCGTAGGCGGCGGTCGAGTTGAAATACTCGTGGCCGAAGTTATTCAGCACGTCCTCCAGCGGGAACTCGACCAGCGCCGGGTAGTCGGGGTGCTTGCGGCTGGTGACTACCGGGACACGGCTGGTCTTGAGCCAGTTCAGCATGGCGGCGATGTTGCTTTCCGGCTTGGCTTTGGCGCGGATCTCCTGAATCCGCACGTCGTCCATGTGGAAGATCAGGTCGCACGCGAACACATCCCCGAGCGCGTTGATGCTCCACGTTTCGTCGCAGAACTTGCTGCGTCCGCCGAGGCGCTTGGTGATCTCCAGGTACTGATCCAGCGACGGCCCGAGGCCAATGATGGCGATGTGCTTGCCGCTGGGCGTTTCATCAATGACCGGCTCGCAATGCTCGCACACCGCGATCAGCGTCCTGCCGTTGACGTTCGGCTCTACCTCGGATTCCGGACCTGCCTGCCCGTACCATTCCGTGACGCGCCAGCCGCACTCGATCAGCAATGCGGCGAATTCCCGCTTGGTGTAATGCCGAAAATGGAAAGCCGTAACCATGCCGGGGGCGATCTGCCACGGCATCACGTCCTCGTTCGGGACGCTGGCGAGCAATAACGGTGCCGACGCACGCAATGCCTTGAGCAGTGGGCGCGGGTCTTCGATGTGCTCGATTGTTTCAAAACTTACGGCGGCGTCGTATTCGCCTAACTCTCCGGGCGCGTCACCGTTTGCCTGGATGAATCTCATGCCTTCTCGCCAGTAATGGCCGAAAGCGTAATCAATGGCCTCTTGATCGATATCGAAGCCGGTCACCTCGTGGCCGACATCAGACATGACTTTTGAGCCGTATCCAATACCGCACGCGAAGTCGGCAACCCTGCTGATTGCCTTGATTTTCTTCGCTGCCCACTCATACCGCGCCACATGATCACGGCGGATGCCGTCAATCGTGGGCGAAACCTGCCTCTCGCCTTCTCTCATTGTCATTTCCTCATCCAAAATGATTAAGTGCCGAGTTTCACGGCGCCGCGTGGGATGAGCACGCGACCTATTTACCCCCCGGATTACGGGTTGGAAGTCGCTGCGTTCGCCGGGCTATGCAGTACCGCAGACGCGGCCACGATACCGGCCGACGTGGTGCCGGTGCCGAGCAGGGAGAGCTGCACATACCGCGCATCGCCTTTGTAGCCGACACGCTTGGTGACTTCCTTGCCAGTACCGGCCACACGCGCACCAGCCAAAAGGCTGGCAAGCGCTTCGGTGCCGAGCAAATCGGCATCGGCAACGCTGGTCAGCGTTCCGGTGACATCACCTTCTTTCACCAGCGCCGTAACAATGGTGCCGGTGGTTGTGACGGAACCGTAAGCGATGATGAACTCAACGCCGCCGTACCCCTGGCGGTCGATGATCGAGCCGGTAATGGCTCCCGTCGCGCCGAGCGCAACGGCGTTGACCGCCAGAAGTGCGCGGCTGTTGTTGTGGAGATCGTTCATGATGTTTGTCCTTTCGTTTGGATGAAAAAACCCCGCCGAAGCGGGGCTTTCTTGGGCGCGATGCCTGCCTTAGCCGGTTGCGAACTTCATCAGCTTGATGGCTTCGAAGTTCGTGATGCCACCGCCGAAACGACGGCGGAAGTTGAACTTCGTGGTGCCCTTCGCTGTGATGTTGTCGCGGATCAGCGTGGTGCCGGCGCGGTTGACGATGGTGTAGCCGCGTTTGAAGTTGCCGAACGCCAGGCTGTACGAGCCAGCGCCGATAGCAGCCAGGTTGTCGTCGATCTCGACCGGATGACCGAGGAAACGACCACCGAAAGCGGCGGCCGGATCGGGCTGCCACAGGTAGTAGCTACCGGAGGCGTCCTTGATCTGGCGCATCACACCGAGCGTGGCGTCGTTGGTGAGCCACACCGCGCCGGGCCGGTACTGCGCCTTGAGGGCGTGCTGCAGATCGACCACCTTGTCAGCCGGCGCGACGGAGGCGAAAGCCGCCGACTTGCCGGTGGCGATGTAACCGACGCTGCCCCAGGTGTAGGACGCGTTCGCCACGTTGGTGTAGGCGGCGATACCGCGAGCCTTGCCGACACCGTTGCCGGTGATGAACTCCGAACCAGCGCCTTCCGCGAAACCGATCGCGGCCTCATCGGCCAGATCCGCTTCCAGGTTGACGAAGCTATCTTCCAGCGTCTCGTTGAACACCCACGGCTCGACTTCGGCCGGGAACACGTCGATGGTGATCTTCGCGTAGGTCGGCTCGGTCGTTTCGCCACCCGTCCCGCCGTCAGCGACACGGCGCATGCTCATGCCGGACTTCTTCACCAGCTTTTCCCACTTGGCGGTGCCGATGTTCACGACGTTGGCGAGGCGATACATGGCGCTGATGGTCGGCGCGATGCGGTCGATGGCCATGTCCATTTCCGGCAGAACCAAAAATCCGCCGTCCGGGTCGCTGCCGCCGTTCATGGCCTTGCGCTGCAAGTCCTCAAGACCATCGGTGCGGCCCTTGCGGAGGAACTGGCTGAACGCCTTGCGGTATTCGACCTGCTCCGGGGTGGGGCCTTCGGAACCGGCCTGCGGGCGACCGGCCTTCTTTTCGACATCGACCATCTGCTTGCCGATGGCGGCGAGGTCGGCGTTGATCTTCTCGACCTTCTCGGTCAAATCGGACGGCGCGTAGCCCTTGGACTCGATGGCGGCAAGCCGCGCATCGTTGGCTTTCTGAAACTCGGCCCAGGCTTTGCCCTGGTCCTCGATCAGCTGTGCAATATCTTTGATTTCCATTGTTAGTTCCTTTGAATGTTGGGGATGCCCCGGCTTTTCACGGCCTCGGCGATTAACTGCAATGCACCCTCATCGGATTCGCTCTGTGAGATGCCCTTCACCCGTGAGATAAACGCCACGGCTTCTTTGCGGCTCAAGCCTGCATCACGCAGATACTTCTCCGCTGACTTCAAATCTTCGATTACTTCGATGGCCTTGACGCCCTGCACTCTGGCGGCGTCGTTGGCCGGGAAGGTCACTAGGGACACTTCCCATAGATCCAGTTTCTTCAGGGTATTGATGCCCGTTGCCTTGTCGTAGCTGTCATCGCGGGTCACATAGCCGATGGACAGGCCAGATAGAGCGCCCATCTTCATCAGCGAATGTGCTTCGGCACCGCGCACCGTGGACAGCGCGAGTTGGCCTTCCACTTTCAGGCCAAGGCTGTCCTCTTCCATCGAGGTGTAAACGCCAAGCGGCTCGGCGGATCGGTGCTGCCAGAGCATGGCGGGCATGCGGCCAGCGGCCTTTTGTGTGGCCAGCGATTCGACGAACGCTCCCGGCGCGACAATATCGCCGTATGAATCCTTGACGTTGAAAACGCTGCCGTAGCCGGTGAACGTGCCGGCATCCGACAGCGCCTTTAACTGGAACGGGAAATCGAGTGTCTTTGTGCTCATGGAGTTGCTCCTGCTGGCTTCGGCGGCGGTACGGCGCCAGTGATGTTCGCCGGGATTCTGAGTTTGTCGCTGGCCGGGTCGGTGTCTGGGTTGAGGTCGAGCTTGGATCTGCCTTCGTTGGCCGTCATCAAGCCGCCGTTGACGTAGCCAAGCAGGGCGTCTTTCTTCTCGGCCATCGATCCGCGCAACAGACCTTCGTCAACGAAATTGGAGTAGTACCCTTCGGTGCGGTCTTTCTCGGTCAGCAGGTTGGCGTCGATGGATTGCTCGATGCGCGCAAACCACGGGCTCAGTGTGTGGACGACGTGCGCGAGAAACATCTGCTCGGCGCTGGCATAGGTCGTGTTCTTCGATTCGGCACCTACCATGATCGGGTTGACGCGGAAGAACCGGCAGATTTCTTCGACTTGGTAGCGGCGCGTCTCGAGCGTCTGGGCATCGACGCCGGTCATGGTGGTGTTCAGCCATTTGGCGGAACGATCCAGCACCATTGCCTTGCCGGTGTTCTCGACACCGCCAATGTTGTCGTCAATCCACGCCTTCAGGGCCTTGTACTGATCGTCTTTCAGCGTGCCTTCCACGGAGTACACACCAGAGGCGCGGACGCCGTTTTTCTGCATTCTTGCCTGCTGCTCTTCGGTCGCCATCGACAGGCCAATGGCCTCGCGTGCGAGTGTCACAGCCTCAAGGCCCATCCAGCTGTTCCACGACGGACCACGGACATGCCAGATTGCGGACGCCGGGAAAGTCTGTGTATTGCCGTTCTGACTTTTGACCTCGTAGGTCAGAGCAAATTTGTCGTCGCGCTTTATCGTCACGCTGCCTGGCTCGAACGGGATCAATTCCATGACCCCGGCGCGGTTCGATCGGTTGATGAATGAGCAGTGATTGCCGGCCAAAACAACGTGCATCGCCAGCATTTCGCGGTATTCGAACGACGTTTGCCACTCGTTTGGACGGGTATTGAGTATCGCGTAGAGCGGATGGGCCTTGGCCGGCAGCTTGGTCTTGCCGTCTTTGCTCTCCTGCATCAACTTCAGCGGCACCTGCGCGATGCCTTCGCCGATCACCCGCATGCAGGCGAATACTGCGGCAACCTCGATCGCCGTCTTGACGCTGACCACCTTCCCGGTGGCGGACGTGCGCCCCCATCCGGCAATCTGCCGCAGAATGTCGAAATTCGATGCTGACTTGCGCGATATGGCGCTGGCGAGGAACCCCATCTTATGCCAGTCTCAGGCCGGCGTAGATCATGAGTGCGCCGGCTACGATATAACCCAGCGGCGGATACACGAGCCAAGCCCCGTAGGAGACGCCCGCGGAACCGGAAACCAGCAGCAGATCAGGGGCGGATAGCTTCAGAAGTTTCAACATTGATTGTTTCCCAAAAGCTAGACCCCTCGCTCTGTTGGACGGTTGCGCGGCCCATCGCCATCGTGAGGGCGACCAGGCCGTCAATCCTGCCGGTTGATTTTGATTTATCCAGCTTTCTGTTCTCTGCCGGGTCGCGGACAGCGATGGCATTGGAAGCGCACCACGTCAGCAGCGGGTTATTCCCGTGCCGCAGTTTCCCGTTCATCATCTCCGACTCGATCGCGTCGAGGGCCGGACTCATGTCCTTGAACCCCTGGCCGAACGGATGCACGGGAAGCTCCACGCCGAGGCGTTTCAACTCGGCCTGCAGAACGTCGATCCGCCAGCGGTCGAAGGCGATTCCATCAACGTGGTACTCGTCACAAATGGCGATCATGCGTTCCGCGACGATGGCGTAATCCACCGAAGATCCGGGCGTGGCGGTAAGAAATCCCTGCTGTTCCCACAAGTCGTATGGCGCGCGGTCGCGGTGCGCCCGGGCTTCCAAACCAGACAGGGGCGCGAAGAATTCAACCCTGGCATTCCATACGCCGTCATCGCCTTTGGCCACCATCGCTAGGGCGGTTAAGTCGTTACGGGCCGACAGGTCGAGGCCCATATAAACTGGGCCGGTCCTGAATGCGTCCTCATCCGGCTCACCGCCGCAGGCTTCCCAGATCGCCCGCGGTATGAACGGCGACCGCTGGGAAACGCGCTGGTTCAGGATCAGGTTGCGAAAACTTGATTCCCGGCTCGGCATGCGCCGGGCGTCCTCGGCCTGCGCTCTGACTTCACTGGCGTTCAGGAAGTCGCCGAGAGCAGGGTTCGCGGCTTTCAGTGCTTTGTCGCTGAACGGGTCCAGCGTTTCCGGTGCCGAGAACATGAACAGCTTGATTCGCGGATCTGTCCCGCGCTTGGCGTCGTCGATCAGCAGCGACAACAGATCAGCGTCGGTCGGAGCCTGTGTGCTGATCACGATACTGAGCGGTGCTTCTTGAGCACCGGATGCGGTTTCCAGTGCCTCGTACAGTTCCGACCGCGGGCCTTTCACCTGGCCTAGCTCGTCGTGAACGGTGAAGATCGGCGACAGACCGTAGGAGGTTGACGCCTCAGCAGACAATGCCCGGTACAGCGTCCCGAGTTCTGAGCAGAACAGTTGCTTGGCGGTGTCACGGACAATGACGTAAGCCGCCAATTCCGGCGACATCCGAACAATCTTCGCCGCCAGCGAAAACAGGATGGCGGCCTGCTCCCTCGATTGCGCCGCGCTGTACAGCTGGCTATTTGCTCTCGCCTCGGGTCCGCAAAGGTGGAGCATCAACAGGAACGCGGAAAGGGTCGTTTTTGCGTTCTTGCGGCCGAAACTGATAATGGCCCTTCGAGTCGTGGTGTCGTAGATGCCGTGAATTATTTTTCTCTGCCAGGGCCGAAGCTTGACCGGCTGGCCTACAAACTGACCTTCAGGGATACGGCAATACTGCTCGATCCATGCAATGTTGCGTGCACCGCGCTCAGTCTTCTTCCCCCCACGGCTTTTTGGCTTGGAGCGACTTTTTGCGTTTCGGGTCATAGGTGGATTGCGGCGTGATCCTCAAGCGCGTGGCCAGTGAAGACAGGGCGCGGGTTTCGCGCTCGTGCATCTTCAGCAGGCGGTCGTATTTCTCGATGTCGATGGTGGCGGCGCTTTCCACGTCTGCCAGGAGCTGCGCAACTTTCCTCGAGGCGACGGCGTGCCGGCAGTACGCCTCTAGCTGAGACAGGTATTCGCTGCGGAACCAATCAGCAGACAGGCCGTTGACGACGATCAGCCACTCGGCGGCCTGTTCGGAATTGAGCCTTGACGGTGGTTTCGGCCTTACGGTCGTTTCTATGCCGCCGGATGAGATAACGGACAGAGAAGCGCTGGATTCACGTCCTCTAATTCCCATGATCTAAACCTTTCCTCTGGCCGTTTATGGTTTTTGAAG